GCGACCGACCGGGAAGATGGAAGTCCGATTTTACCGGGAACCAATCCGGCACCGAGTGATCCAGAGGTTTTTACATCTTTTACAATTCCAGATTATCAGGCGGGCGAATTTACCAGTCTGCAGCATGATTTTGCCACATCCGAGAATTTAACCGTGGTAGACCATGTAGGAAACACATATGTGAAACAGATCATGGTGCATGTGACCGATACCACACCGGTGAAAGTAAAACCGGAAGGAAAGACCAGGTTTATCAGTGAAAAATATTTTAATCTGGATCATGAACATGGCGGATTGGAAGAAAATTCTATCTGGATGACAGATGCGGATTATCACTCTGCACTGCAGAAGGCATTTGATAATTTGAAAAACGACACGCCGGAAGATGAGTTTTTAATCCCGCATGAAACGATTCTTGAAATGAAACAATATGTCCAGGAGCACGGGATCGGAAACAGTAAAGAGCCTGGAGCATTGACAGAGTTTTATAATCGGTTCATGGCGCCGAATAAAGTAGAATAATTGCGACGTCGCAACAAAAATTTGAAAGGGAAAATTATTTATCAAGTTTTGAAAATTAGCTTGACAAATAATTATAAAATAATTATAATATAATTATGAAAAACATAAGATTTGAATGGGATGAAAATAAGAATAAAATTAATAAGAAAAAGCATGGCTTATCTTTCGAGGAAGCAGTAGAAGTCTTTGGAGACGAAAACGCTATCCTGTTTGATGATCCAGACCATTCGCTTTATGAAGACAGATTTCTCATCATTGGCGCAATTAAATCAACGAAAATATGCATTGTAAGTCATTGTTATCGTGATGATGATAATGTTATTCGTTTAATTTCTGCAAGAGAAGCAACAAAGAGTGAGAAAAAGATATATCAGGAAGGGTGGTAGAAATGCGAGAAGAATACGATATTAAGAATTTGAATCCGAGGAAAAACCCGTATTCAAAGAGGATTAAAAAACAGGTAACAATAAATCTTGATGGGGATGTGATCGATTATTTTAAAGCGCAGTCGGAGAGTTCCGGGATTCCATATCAGACGTTGATAAATTTGTATCTTTCGGATTGTGTTGCGCAAAAAAGAGAGCTGCAGATGTCCTGGAAATAAGGAAAAGAGAAAGAAAAATAGAATAAGCAATAAATGTAAAAGGAAGATGACAAAAGAGCATCTTCCTTTTTTGTTGTCTGGAAAATTAAAATGTTTTTCCAGTCTCCCGATCAACGATCCTGACATCACAGCCAAGAGCATCTGCTATTTTCTCAACATCTGAGTAACTCATGGTATCACGATAGAGCTTGGTACTTAAAGGTTGTGGTTTCATGCCGATTTTTTCAGCTAGATCGGAAACTTTGATGTTTTTTTCTAACATTGCCTGTTTAATTTGTTTACTTGCACTCATGTTATCACCTCTTGAAAATAATAACATAGAGATAAAATATATTCAAGTACAAATAAAAAATATTCAAAAATGAACATAAAAGTATTGACAATATATTCAAAATCGACTATAATATAATCATAAAGAACAGGAAAACAAATTACAGGGAGGACAAAAACATGATCTATAGAATCAAGATTGAAGGAAAAGAGTGCAACGACAATTATACATTCGAGACACCAAGGGAAGGGGATATTCTGGATGAGCTGAAAGACATCCTGGAAGAAGTGGAAGCCGGAAACATTGACAAAGTAGAAATTGCAAGGGAGGCATAAACATGAAAAAAGTATTTACACCAGACGGAACATTTTTAGGAAGGGCATTAAAAATTGAAACTACCGGGAACGACGTTGAAATAACGATACCGGGCGATTTCCCGGGGATGGTAGAAAGAATAATCACTTATCCCGGCGGCTCTATCGTTTATGAAGATGAAAACAGGATTTATATAAAATATTAAGCCGAAACGCTCCGATCTGGAGCGTCAGCTGCGGACCGGTCGCCGCGGCTCTGACGATGGCAGACCAACACATATAGAAAGGTTATGATGAAATATGATGACAGCATTAGAAAAAAGATACCAAGTTGCGATTGATAAAATCGGTCATGCAAGATTGTTAAATCTTCCGGAGCAAATAAAAGAATTGTTAAAAAATACAAAAGACTTGAAAACCAAAACGGAATTGCTAGAAGAGATAGCCAAAAATATTTAGTCGAAACCGCCGCGTGGCGGTCTGCGGGAACTGCCCCACCTGCACCGATGAGACAGGGCATAAAACGAAAGGATGGTTGATTATATGAAGATGATGGCACTTGAAGAAGCGAAAGAATACACACGCCAAAAGTTGGCACCGTATTACAGCAACGAGCGAATCGAGAACGTTGTAAAACAGTATGTTTCCGTTGTCCGCCCAGGCGTTGTCTTAGTTGAAAATAAAAATGTGGGACTTATGGAACTGTATCTATAGGAAAATGAAAGGATGGTTGATCTTATGAAGTATTACAGAGCAGAGATCGAAGACGATAATTTCGAAATAATTTTAGCCGATAGCGAAGAGGATGCTATCAATCAGTATTTTGAGTTAGGAGAAAAACACGATTTATTTAATCTGATAGAGCTAAATGATGATTATAATGAGGTTCGCACAATTTTATAAATTAGGCAAGCGGCGGCGTTTACCGGGGTTCGATTCCCCGGCTTGCTTTTACCAAAAAATTTGAATATGGAGGAAAATTGAAGTATGAGAAAATTATTTTTATTAAAAAAAGGCAGAATAAACTTTTATGCATGCCTGTATGACTGTGGCATGTATACAATCGACCGAATTACAAAAGGATTCGGCGGAATTGTGACAACATTTGAAACACTGGAAGAGCTTGAAAAATATGCTGCTGAAAACGGATATAAAAAAGCATAATAACCGCCGCAGAGGATGCACGCCGGAACCACTGCCGGCGGCGGTTCTACCCGTAAGGGAATATTATTTTTTTAGGAGGATTTATAAATGACTTATCCGAACGGAGCACAGACAGTTTTTCAAGTCACATGCATGGGAAGTGTTTATAGCGTTGAAGATGGATTTTTCAGAAATGACGGCAAAGGAACGGACTTTAAAACGTTCGACGATGCTTGGGAAGTTTTCAAAACGCTTCCAGAATGGGAGCAAAATGCTGCGGAAATAGAGGAATTTTAAGCCGGAATCATCCCGGCTTTTTCCAGTGTCCGGATATATTGCAACTTGACAAGATATACGCCCGGTCATATAATGCGCTTAAGCGAACACGTATAAGCCATTTTAAGGCTTGCGCAAGGCTATGCAGTGCTTTTATATATTTACAACGCGAAACGTCTGTAAATCGTTTTTACGACGTTGCAAGCCTGTAAACACTGTGTTCATCTTGCCGCGTTGGCATCCGGCAGCATGTCAGACAATGCCGGCCTGCTGATCACAGCGATGTGCACTATCCCGGCAGCCCGCCGGGGTGTGAAAATTCTGATTTCTGATCTCAAAATCGAGCCGTTTTCCAAGAAGAAAAAAATTCAAAAGTTGAAAAATGAGATTCCAACTGTGAAAAGACAATATGCACAGTAAATTATTATGCGTCATTTCGCAACTTGTGAAATTTGACTAATTCGTTCTCTTCTCTTCCTCTGACTCTCAGTCTGTTTCTGTTTTTTCTGTGATTTTGTTGTTCTTGTTCCCATTTGAAAACCTCTCATTGACCTTCTGGTTGCGTGATTTATAATTTACAATCTTTACATCGGTGTTTAATTCATCCGGTATCTTCCCGACGATCAACACTGTATGTGGCTGCAACATGTCGATCATAACTTTGAATCCCTCGCAAAACTCTATCCGTGCCGCCTTTGCCCGCACTCTTCCATTTGTGCATACAGCGATCACACCACCCTTACTGTACCCGGCAAAACAAAGATCATAATTATCTTTGTCCGGGATGCCTACGGACGGTATAACGCGGATCCCGTTCAGCAGCATGTAATGTGCAAGCGCATGATTCCGGTACACATTATACAGATTCAAAGCAAACGGCATACCACAATCGCCTGTAGCAATACTGAAATCCGGCATACAGACCGAGTGGAAACACTTCAAGTGCTCTAGGTATTTATCCGGGTTATTCCACAGTCTTTGAAACTTTGAATCGTCAATATAGAAATTCACATTTAATTTTCTATGCCCTTTTATCTTTTGTGAAAAGCTCTCTCCAAAATCTATGGAGTCCTCCGGCAAATAATCCAAGCTGCATGCCGGGACAATCGGGATCTGATATTTTTCATCAAGCTCCGCTCCATAGATCATATATTCTTTCATAACATCAAAAGATGTATGACATCCATTGTACAATACTATCACCCCAAAAACATTTTACTATTTTTCTTCTTGACAAACAACTTCTTTTGTGAAAAGCAAAGAACGTGCGGCGTAATCACTTCTGCTTAGTTCATTTATCAGCTTTTCCCTTGTCATTTCCGGGTTTGTTCTGTGAATATACCGCAGCAATTCATCTATTTTGTCCACTATGCTGCCCTCCAATCAATGTTTGACATCAGATCATCCAAAAGATAGATCAAATCAGTACCGTACAGGCTGATCCAGTCCGCAAGATACTCTTCCTGCTCAATCGGCATATGAATGTTATAGGAAAAGCAAAAACAATGACAAAGTTCATGAGCCAGTATTTTGCGCAAATAGCCATTTTTCGGTTTATCTGAAACATATATAGCCCTGTTGTTCCAATCTGTCACAGCAAGGCTGATAGAGCCATCAGATCGCATCAGCTTACTGCTTGCACCGCGGACAAATTTTATTTCCCATTCAATACCATTTATCACAAACATATTTTACCTCCAAAAAAAGAAACCACCAGCCAAATATCAGCCAGTGATTTCTAAATTTAAAGTTATTCTTCTTGCTCTTCAATCAACAAATAATTAATGTACCTTGTTGCTGTTCCAGCAAGTTCTTTGCTGTAGTCTAGCAAGTCCATCTTGTACTCCGGTTTATGCCCATATGTGACTGTATAGAACTTTTCCACAAGTTCTAAGTTATGTAAGTCAGACAATTCCACAAGAATTTTGTGATATAAAAATTTTCTCGTCCATCCGAACCGGTCACAGATAATTTTGAGTTTCCAGTTATTTTTATTAAACCATTTACCACTTTCTATCTTTTTTACGATGCTCCAGCGTGCAAACGGGTCTTTCTCCGGAATTTCAGCCTGCGTATTTTTCATAGCCTGTTCCATGTCGTGGAAGCGCTTCACATACCGAGCAGTAAAGACAATTCCCTTTTCCCCGTTAAATTTGTTTGCGAGGAACTCACAGCCCATGCGGGTTACTTTGTAGCATGGTCTTTCCTCTCCTTTATCATCTGTATACGATGATTTGATGAAATAATCAACCACAACAATTTTGTTGTCGTTAAGAATTTGTATAATTCCTTTGAATTTTTTCGTGCCCTCAAGTTTTCTTAAAATCTGCCAATGCGGCATCTCCATCATGTCAGCAATGTCAATAGTTGTCAGTGTCAGTTCTTCTTTGTTTTCTGAAATCTGAATATCATTCATCAGCAAATCCCCCATTTCTTCTTAAATGAAAGTATCGTATTCAAAATAAACTGTAAAAACTTCTCGTCCTGTATGCTCTGGATTTCTGTAATTAACTGCTCTTTCATCTCTCACCGCCTTTCTCTTCCTGCGGTTCGGAAATGTTCTTTGCGGCTTTGTATATTGCTTCGCATACATAGATGCTCTGCGTGCTCAAAAGTTCTGCTATTTTCTCGATTGTTTCGTCTCTGGTCATAGATTTTTCCTACCTTTCAATTTTTTCTTGAAAAGAGATGCTCTCTATGATAAAATATTTCACAGAGAGTTATCTCGGTTTTAGGGCAGTTGCATGACCGTCAAATCATTTGCAACTGCTCTTTTTGTTTAACTGCTGATTTCTTCATCAACCTTGTTGTCAAGCCACTCTTTTTTAGTCATTCCTTTTTCAAAAAGTTTTTCTTCTAACTTTTCAAACTTCTCCCTGTCAAGCTCAACACTAAAATTTCTTGTCTTTTCTCTACGTTGTTTCATATAATCAGCTCTGCTCTTGGGTGCGATTTTAACCACCTCCTTGTTACGAGTTACATTATATAATGTTACATGTAACAAGTCAATACCTTTTTGAAAAATTTCCAAATCCACAAATCACTAGCTGATATTCAGTTGTCAATGTTCAAACAAACAGGGGCATTTCTGCCCCTGTCATTACATTTTGGAAACAAGCGTTGACAGCTTGCTTTTTGTCATTGTGCGCTCTTCCGGCGTCATGTCGGAGATAAGTTCCGCCATATCCTCCGAAAGCTCTTTCATGTATTTTTCAAGGTCATGCATCTTTGCGTCCTTGTCCTCCGGCGTATTGCCTTTGTGAAGCTCTTTGCTTTCCATGTAGCTTCTGCGGCTCATTCCGCTTTTACCCTCTCTGCGGTCACGCATACCGCCATCTGCCGCAATTGTAGGCTCTGTGTAATACATTTTGCCAGAGTGACGATCCATATCACGGTCGTGTTCCATTTCCCGGTACATTTCCGGTGTCATGTGCCAGTACGGAGGTTCTTCATATCCGCGGCGCGTACCTCTTCCCTTTGGCGCGAATCTGCCGTCTGCATACCGGTAACGGTCATAATACCGTCTGCCGTCTCCGTAACGCTCAAACATATCAAGAACCTGCTCTGGGTCTGATTCGTCCATTGATTTTGTAAGCGTCCGGTAATACATGGCTTCCGCAAGGTCTTTAAGCATGTCCGTGACTTTTCCCATCTCTTCTGTATCTACACATTCGATACCTTTTGCAAACTCACACTCTGCGCTTTCAGACAGTTTTTCGATCATTTCGTGCATTCTCTTAATATCCATAAAACCGCCCTCCTTACGCTTCCCGGACTGCAATTAAATTGCTGTTCTGAACTTCGATTGCCTGCGCAGACGTATTCTGTACCGCTACCGTAACACAGCAACCGCGAGGAACGTCCACATATGCCTGCGCCGAAACGTTAAAGAAGTTTTCAACTGCCGCCGGTGTAACAATCATTCGAGTTGACTGCAACGGTTCTCCGTCAATTGCAATAGCCAGTGAAATAGCTTCCACTGTGCCACCGGTAGGAATTTGAATGTTCCCGGAATAAGATACCAAAAATCTTGCCCGGCACTGATTTGTAAGTCCTCTTAATTTAACAATGCCACTTCCCTGTCTATGAACAATGCATTTTGTTGCGCATACCGGAGTTTCTGTAAATGCTACATCTTCTCCCTGCGCGACTGTTTGTAATGCAATTCCTGTAAATTCTGCCATAATATGACCTCCTTATTTTAATTCTGCTATTGTTTTTGTATCGGAGCTCGAAAAAACAAATCCGTGGTCTGGAGAAAATTTTTCCATCAATAGCTCAGAATAATCTTTTTTTGCCATTTTTTCTACTGATCCAGTTATTTCCGCAAGAGTTTTAAGCTCCGAAATGTTAAGCTTTTCAAAATCAATCTTTTTGATTGCTTCGATAAATTTATTTTTAATTTCGTCCATGTATTCTACCTTCCTATTCATGAAATAAAGGGCAAACATATTTCAGTCTGCCCTTTGCGCTTATAAGTAATACTGCTTTTGCAGACATAGTCGAGTTAAACTCAATTAAGATACTCAATTATTCAATTTTGTGTAGCAACTACTTTTAGCAGCTACATCCTGTGTTGCATCCACAACCATACGCATAAGCGTTAGGATTTGGCACAACATATGCCGGGATTGCAGCTGGATTTACAGCGTTGATGATCTGCTGGGTCTGTGCCGACATTGCAGTAGTGAGCAATGCAGACTGGCGATCCTGTGAAGCGGCTCTTCTTAAGTCGTTATTTTCTGCCTGTAAGGAAGAAATCTTTTCCTGGCACAGGTAATCAAGGATTGCCCTTGTTCCTGCCTGCTGACTGTCAATAATGTCTCTCGTGTTGCTGTTCATGGTGTTCTGCAGCGCACAGGTGTTCTGCGCCATATTGTAGTTCACGCCCTGGATAGCTTCTCTGGTCTCACAGCAGCAATTAGCCAGCTGGGACTGCAAAGCATTCTGTGCCTGCATAAGTGTTACATTTGTGGTATTAAATCCCTGCTGCGTCTGATATCCAAGGTTGCAGATTGCATTGTCTACACCATGGAAACCGTTCATAACGGCGGTATTCTGTGCGTAAAATCCATCACAGAGACCATTTGCAATACCATCTAACTTCCCGATGATAGCCTGCGTGTCAAATCCACGCTGAATTGCAGAGTCGGTGTATGCAGATGCTGTCGCTCCCATGCCTCCGTTTCCTCCCCAGCCATTGCCGCCAAAGCCGCCCCAGCCAAAAATCATAGCGAAGATAATGATAGCCCACCAGCCATCGCCGCCCCACATGCCATCATTGTTTCTTCCGTTTCCTGTCACTGCTGCAATATCAGCAAGACTAGGAGATGCGTTTCCATTAAACATTTTGTTTACCTCCATCTGATTTATTTACAAATGGGATAACCGGTTATTATGCGCGCAACCCAAAATGTACTAATGATTAAACATATTCATAACCTTTTGTTTTGCTTCATCTACCGTAATTCCTCTTTCTTTACAGAGATTCTCTGCCATTGTCTTAAGTCCACCTGTATCTCCGCTTTGATACATTTGCATGGCATTTTTTGCCATAGGATTGTTTTGAACCTGCGGAGAATTCATCATTTGATTTAACAATAATTGTGCCGGATTCATTCTGGATCACTCTCCTTTTTTACCTGTGAAGTTTTTCTTTGACTGCTTGGAATTTTATCTAATCGGTTTTCTATCTGTTCAATCTTCCCAAAAAGTTCATCAAACTTCTGCATAAATGCACCTGTGCACTCGTCTGATAGGTCAAATTTCAATTTTTCAGTATCATGCGATAAATTGCTAACAGTATCATGCGAAACTGGCTTAAAAACGATTGTGCGAATTGTGCCATCTGCGTTCCAACTTTTAGCGTATATTTCTGTCATATCCTGTTTTGGGAAAAATGCAACGCTGCCATCCATTGGCACATCATTGGCAGTGATGTTTTCTACCGCCGGAACTACTTTTCCATTTATGCCAAAAGTTTGAACCGGGATCTGCTGCTGAATTTGCTGCGGTGCCTGCATATAATTTTGTGTATTATCAATGCGTGGCTGATTCATATACGGATTGTATGCGTACTGCTGCCCGTATTGCTGCATCTGCTGATTATAAATCGGATTCTGGTATGCTCCGCTCATATTCATCCTGTTTGACCTCCTCTAAAACATCTTCTATTGCGTGTATGATAGACGACTGCGTTGACAAGTCCAAGGACTGTAACTCTTTTCTGGCAAAAATTTTTTCAAGAACTTCATCTGAAAACAC